GCAACATCCTCTATATCAACTCTATCATCCCAAATATAAGGTGTCGGAACTGAACCTGCTAATGCCAATGCTCTACTCCATACTGGCGTTACCCAAGGACCAGGTTTAGCTTTACCTTCCCATTTTCTCCACTCATGCAAAGAACCAATTTTAATATAATCTTCGTGTGTTAATAACTTATCATCAACCTCAAATCCACATTGGTCTTGCAATCCACCAGTTACGTTTACAATGATTGGAGTTCCAGCCATTACCGATTCTGCAGTTGCTAATCCAAATCCTTCGTTGTTAGCTATATTGATTGTTACATCTGCTATATTATAAATAAGATTTAATTCTTCTTGAGGCCTTCTCTTTTCTGAAAATATAATATTACATTCAGGTGCCATTACATCTATTACTGCCGGTAAATCAGTACCATTTTCATCAACAGGTTGTGTGTGCATTACTAAACAAACTTTTTCTGCTTTTTCTTTACCAATCTTGTCACAAAACTTTTTAAATGCTACAATAACATCTGCAGGTTGTTTTCTTCTGATATTACGATTTGACCAATATAATACAAAATCGTATTCTTTACCACCTAAAATTTCTTTACGAAATTCTGCAGGTACATCCGTTGGTTTGTAAATATTTGTATTAATACCATGTGGTACATATCCTACTTGCCAATCTTTTTTAGGTTTCCAAGTTGGTTTTGTATCCAATGCTGATAATCTTTTAATGATACCATATGTTTGACGTGAGATACACCCAATCCAATCACAACTTTCATAAAAGTTACGATTATATAATGGGTCTGGTAAATCATCCCAAATTGCATAGAATAAAAGAGGAACATTCTGTCTGATTTCATGTTCTATATCATACAGCCATGTCCAATAACGCGGGTCAGTAAAGTGTAGGATGGCATCTGGCTTTTCAGTATTGATTAATTGTCTAATCAAATCGGCGTTACCATATCCATTCCAAGGAAGTATTTTTACATTAGCATCAGGTACTCCATATGTTTTTTGAATATCTTCACTAACATCTAAAACCTTACCAGCTTCAGGATGGTTAATTGCTGCTCCTACCTGAAACCAATCGTATTTATGAACTGTACCAAGTACTAATTCCTTTGACACAGTAGCGATACCACTTGCCATTCTTAAATCATCTGAAAGTAACAGAATCTTCTTTTTTGCCATAACTTATTTTGTTTCTTAAAATTGTGAACCTGATATTTGTAGTTTCAAGTATTTGTTCATTTCTTCTCTAAATTGGATATCCGTAACATATCTTTCTACTGTTCTATTGACCAGCTTTTGAAGTGTAACATCGGATGTAAAAGAAACTTTTTTGAAACTTGAATATACGTCTTTTAGTATTTTTACCGTTGTCAGTTTTGTGTTTTCTTCGTTCATTGTAATATATTTATATATATAAGTATAATGAAATAAAAAAAACATAAAATTTATTTTGTAGCCTTTTTATCACATATTCCCCTATTACCAAACTCACAGAACTTACAATTCTTTTTAGCCGGACCAGGTACTTTAGGGAATTCTATATCTCTAAATTTACCCTCATCATCAAATACAGTATGAATGAATGTCATAAACTCATCATATACTTTTGTAACCGATGGTGCTCCATGTGCTGGAATATGTTTTGATACGTGTGGGATTGGAAATGCCGAATCTTCGGGTAGTTTCCTACGAAGTATTTGATACTCTACTTTAATTTTGTTTAAAGGAATATTAAATAATTCTGAGTAGTATTTTTTATATAGTAGAATTTGAGAGTTTTTCATCTTATCAGCTTTTTGATACTGATTCCATCCCATAGTAGATGTCTTTAAATCTATAATGATAATTTCATTAGCTGCCATATCTCTTAATACGATATCTATGAATCCAATAAAGTGTACGCCCTCTTTAATAGTTGCGTTTAATGGAATCTCAATACCCACTAATTCAAATCCACTTTTTGAGTAGAATTTATGCATATGCTTATCCAACCAAGCTAATATACGTCTACCATCACCATAAAATTCTTCTAATTGAATTTGAGTACAAGGAGTTCCTTCACTCATTTTATCAGCTTCACTTTTATAAGCCTTTCTCATAGTTTCTAATAAGAGCTTATCTTTATTGATTTCATCTGCTTGCTTTTTAGAAACACCATACATAACCGATAAGTAATGTTGGATTGTTTCGTGCATAGCAGTTCCAAATATTGTGTGTATATTAGATGAACTTTCACCTAATTTATCTATGTAATTTAACTTATATTGATGCGGACAACTACTCCACATAGAGTATTGCGAAAATGATACTTTTGCCATTATGTTTATTTATATAAAGATACGAAAAATACCTGAATTTACCAAATTAAACTTTGAGTTTCAGAGCGGAGATTACTTTTGTTTCAGTACCATAAGCCTCAGCTATTTCTTTAATATGCAACTTACCAGTTGTAGTTTGATATAAAATATGAGCATAATCTTCGGCTTCGGTTTCAGATACCTCATAGTAACGAGCTACTAACTTAATAAGCCACCCTTCATACTTTTCAGATGATGTTGGTTTCATATATTTTAAAAATGCTCTTGTCTTTGGAATCAATCCTATCAAACATAAGTACATCGCTTTAGGCGGTGCCTCTTGAATGTAAGGTTGTATATCTGTAATTAGTTCTATCCACTCAGATTTCATAGAAAGAAAACGGAGTATCATATAGTTACTCCATGTCTTTTTATCACTCTCATCAAGCGTGTCCCAATATTTTGGGTCTTTCTTATCACAAATTGCGTTTAGATGGTCAAATAATGTTTTAGCCATATTATGCTTCTTCTTCTACTTTTAAACCCGGAGGTAATAATTCATTTAATACTTCACCACAATCACCACATAAGAATAACTCCACGGGCAATACTTCATCTTTTGGTTTACCAGTTAATAACTTTGAAATCTTACGAAATCCAAACCCTTGTACAAAAATTTCACCACCGCATTTTTTACATCCGATTGCTTCAGTTTTTTCTAAAGGTATTGGTTTTTCTTCTTGTCCTCCTATTGGTTGTCCACCTGCTCCTAAAATGTTTGCCATTATATAATATTTAAAATTTGAATTAATGTAGCCGCTGCAATAATTTCTTTATCAATAGCAGTTGCTGATTTATTTACTCCATCACCTAACAATAGAATTACATTAGATGTATTTTCTCCACCATATTCCTCTACCTTATTATAAAGAGTTGTATATAAATCCGTAAAATCAGTTACTTTAGAATCTATAATAGTTTGTCTTAACTTCATATACTTATTTCTCTTATCATCCTTTGAAGAAAGTATTTCAACAATCTTTGCTTTGTAATCATTATCTAAAAGATTTTGCACGTCCACCATCAACTTTCCTTTATTGGAGTTTAGTTGGCAAGTATTTAATATCTTACGAATATCAGGATAAGCCGCATCTATGATTGGAACTAAATCCTTAACATCAAATTGTATTTCCTCATTCTTTAATATTTTACTAACTTGTACAGCTACATCTTTTTTAGTTGGAGGAATAATTTGAAATGTTTGACAACGAGATTGTACTGGTTCTATAATTTTCTCAACATAATTACACGTTAAGATAAATCTACAATGTCCACTAAAGGTTTCCATTAAATTACGAAGGATAGCTTGGCCGGGTCCAGTTAAGTAATCGGCCTCATCTAATATCATAATCTTATATGGCTTGAATCCCATAGAAGATGCGAAATTTTTAATCTTCTCTCGTAATGTATCAACACCATTTTCATCAGATGCATTTATAATCATATAATCACAATCAATTGATTTAACGATTAACTTTGCTAAGGTTGTCTTACCAGTACCAGCTTTTCCATAAAGGAGTAAATGTGGTACATCGCCTGTTTCTATATATCCTGCAACTTTTGTTTTTAAATGCTCATTACCTACATAATCATCCAATTTATTTGGGCGATATTTCTCAACCCAAAGCGAATGGTTTTTTTGTTCTTCTTTAAATTCAAACATATTTTATTTTTTTATTTTCCAGTACTACCAAATCCACCATCACCTCTTTCAGTATCCGATAACTCAGCTACTTCATCAAACTCAATTGGAGGATATGGAATAATTATAATTTGTGCAATTCTATCACCTACTTTATATGCAAGTGAATCTAATCCATTTTCTTTTTTGAATGTAGCTTGTATTTCACCTCTATACCCACTATCAATTACACCAACGGAATTTGATAATACTAATTCATATTTTCTAATTGATGAACGAGGAAATACTAATCCTACAAATCCGTTAGGAATTTCCATTGCTAAATCAGTACCATAGCTAACATCAAATGTTGTATTGGATATAATTCTAGTTGCTACTAAATCCATACCAGCATCACCATCTTTTGCATAAGTTGGAATTACTGCATTTTCTTTAAGCTTCTTTATTCGTACTTTCATTTTCTATATTTGTTTTTACTAATTCAGATTGTTGTGTTTGAAAATCTCTAAGCTTTATACCAGCTTCAGTCAATTCTCTAGCATATAATTTAAATCTTTTTAAAGATTCTTTATTTGTAAATGATATATATGCACCTTTATTATTAGATATAGTAAATGTTACGGTTGGTTCTTCATTTGTCATATCTTCACTTGTCCACGCAAATACTTGTGGTTCATCATCATCAAATTGAAATACCCATTCGCATTGTTCTAATTTTTCAGATTGTTTTAATGTAATTTCACCAACTGGTTCAACTACTTCTTGTTTTTTTGTTTTTTTAGCCTTTGCCATAATTTTATTTTTATTTTTATCTTCCTACTTCTGATAGGTATTTTTCTTTCATTTCCTCCCAACTAATTCCAATAGCATCTATATAGAATAAGTGTTCAGGTTTAATTCTTCCTTCATCATGTAGTTTTGTATATCTACTGATTGCGTGTTTCTTCCACCATTTGTTAATGTATTCAGTTCCTTGCTTAAACTTATCTTTAAGAATTAGTTGGTCTTCGGTAATTTCATTTCTAAGAAACTCACATCCGTTCTCATACATCATAGCCATATAAACACCTCTCTTA